CTGCATAAGGTCTCTCACGATAACTGCTTCGGGGATGAGGAGTAAGTGTCAATCTGCGCCGAGATGGAAGCGCAGACGTATTCGCGATCAACCTAGGCACGGTCAAGAATACGTCTCGTATAAATAGTAGTGGAAGTTTCTACTTCCATTGTATCCTTACAACGCTTCAAGTCTGCGATGGCGAGTAAGCATTATATCTACAGTATCACGTTATACTATCGATATGATTCAAACGAAACAACGACGATCTTGCATTTCCAGTAAGGAGGAAATGGATGTAGAAGATACCCGATTTATTTACTTTGTATCTTCTCATAGCACATCTGTCCGTACGGGTTGAGATACCCTATAAGACTTTCAGTTGTCGCCTAGGTCTTCGAACCTAAGAGGGAAGAAATGTCCTATCTAAATAAAATCTTCAAAGCGCTTGCCACACTCGCTTTGTTGACAGTAACACCACAAGTGATGGCACAAACAACAGCAAGACAAGATCAAGCGCAAATCGAATGCTTGGCACAGAATGTCTACTTTGAAGCCCGAGGCGAACCGCTAAAGGGTCAGATTGCAGTATCAAACGTAGTTATGAATCGCATAACTTATGGTTTCGCTAAAACTCCATGTGAGGTAATCAGACAGCGAAATCAGTTTAGTTGGGTTCATCATCATCCAAAGATTGCCGACAGAGACTTATATGAGAGAGGCAAGCAAGTTGCCCGTACAGTCTACTATTCACAAGTCGGAGATATTACTCATGGCGCACTTTACTATCACGCTCTATACGTGAATCCGCATTGGAAATACACAAGAGTTGCTGCCATTGGTCATCACATATTCTACAAAATCGCATAAATAGATTTAGGGGTGGCTTCGGCTGCCCCTTTATCTCTTGACAAAACATACAGGATCGACTATGTATAAAGTATATTCAAAGCCAGGCTGCTCAAACTGTACAGCAGCCAAAAATCTTCTCACATCAAAGTCCATTCCATTCGTTGAAATGGATATCACAGACGAGGCTACAAAGCAGCGTCTACTAACTGAAGTACCACACGCACGTACAGTACCACAGATTTTTTATAATGAAACATACATTGGAGGATATAATGAGCTACATGAACGAATCCGAAACGACGACACTTCCAATCTCCTTCTTGGATGATCTAAAGCATAACATCTGTCAAGTCAACTTCACAAAGAAGGACGGAACAGTACGTAAAATACTTTGCACACTTTCTCCAGAGATTCTACCAACACAGAATCTAGATGAACAATCTCAAACTCGTAAATCAAATCCAGATATCATTTCAGTATGGGATCTAGAGAACGAAGGCTGGCGTTCATTCCGCAAAGATTCTGTTGTTGATTTCAGTGTAGGATTTTGTGTGTAATGAAAGAACTAACCCGCTGGGAATATATCCGAGCAGTTATTGCTAAGTGGATCGTGATCAACATTGCAGCACGTATTAGCGGCATGGCAGTGTTGTCACTGATCCTAGAAACATCCGAACTTTATCATCAAAAACTAACAGAAGAAATGGAAGCGGTGGAACCAAATGAGTAATCATGACTTAATGGAACGCAATGAACTAAATGTAAACTCAAAAGGTGGTACTGAACTACTTCAAGAACGTCTGTATGGTGGTGCTGTTCCTCGTGAACTACTAGAAGATACACAGATTGTATTCTCTCGCGCGCGTGATCTTGATGACAGCAAGACGAAGATTTACTACTGTCATGATCTACCAGAAGATCCAGAATCATCGCGGCTTTCTGATCCAATGTATCGCAAGAAGTTTGACAAGTTTGTTTTCGTTTCAAACTGGCAGATGGAGCAATACAAAAACGTTCGTGGTGTACCGTACGGTGATTCTGTTGTTATTAAAAACTCGATTGAACCAATCGACACTATAGCAAAGACAGTCGATCATGAAAAGATTCGATTGATCTATACTCCTACTCCACATCGCGGGCTAGAGATTCTTGTACCAGTCTTTCTTAAGCTTGCTGAGACTGATCCTAATATCACATTGGATGTATATTCATCGTTCAAGCTATATGGTTGGGAGCAGCGCGACCAACAGTATGAAGAACTGTTTGAAATCTGTCGCCAACATCCACAGATCAACTATCACGGCTCTGTAAGCAATGATGAGTTACGCGCGGCATTGTTGAACGCAGATATCTTTGCATATCCTTCGATTTGGAAAGAGACCTCTTGTCTCTGTTTGATTGAAGCCATGTCTGCTGGATTGCTCTGCATTCATCCTAATCTAGCTGCACTTCCTGAAACGTCAATGGGGCTGACTTGGATGTACCAGTGGTCTGAAGATAAAAACCAACATGCGAATGACTTTTATCAAGTGCTTGCACAAGGTATCAATGTCATGCGCAACCAGAGGGATGCTATCACACAAGACCTTTATATACAGAAGATCCAAACTGATCGTACACACAACTGGAACGGCAAAGCACAAGAATGGTCGGGGCTTCTAAAATCTCTAAAAAATAAGTAATGGTAGAAAAGGGAGATTTGTGTGAACACAAACACGGCTATTTCTACTAATGTATCCGTTGAGATACGGTCAAATGTTATTCAGTTCCCACTGAGGAACAGAACTAACTTTACGCAAGATCATCTTGAAGAAATGCGTGAACAAGCCATTCTGAATAAGATTGAGTTTGTTGATTTTGTGACAGATGAACTTATGGAAGAGTTATTCTTTAAAGTTGGTATGTTAGGTTTCAACTTCGAAGATCAAGACTTCAACAAAGATGTTGGATTGGTCATCGAATCATTAAAATCATTGATATTGAAAACTATGGGTATTTCTCATGGGCTACAGCAAGCAGCACAGTCTTTGATTGATTTTGAGGAAATCGATGATCTTGAAGATTTTGAGGAATAACTCTTTACAATGATCTAAAAATGTTGTATATATAGATCATAACAACGTGAGAACAACCTAACATGATTATCCTAGATTTGTCACAAGTCATGATTTCGACTCTTATGGTTCAGATCGGTAACCATAAAAATGTCAAGATCGAAGAAGATATCATTCGACACATGGTGTTGAACGCTCTACGCGCACACAAGGTAAAGTTTAGTGCTGAGTTCGGTGAAATGGTCATTGCTTGCGATGACAAGAACTACTGGCGCAAGCAGATTTATCCTTATTACAAAGCCAATCGCAAGAAAGAACGCGATGCTTCGGAACTTGATTGGAATGCGGTGTTCGAAACACTCAACAAGATTCGCGAAGAAATCAAAAACTTCTTTCCCTACAAAGTCATCCAGGTAGAACACGCTGAAGCCGATGATGTTATCGCTACTCTGACTAAAGAGTATCATATGCGCGAAAACATTCTGGTGTTGTCTGGTGATAAAGACTTTGGTCAGTTGCAGAAGTATCCTAACGTCAAGCAATACAGCCCTGTTCTGAAGAAGTACATTACTTGTACCAATCCTGACTTGTTCCTCAAAGAACATATCATGAAGGGCGATGCATCTGATGGTATTCCCAACTTCCTATCTGCTGATAATGTATTTGTGATGGGCATTCGTCAATCACCCATTACAACTAAGAAGTTGTCTGCTTGGATTCTACAAGAACCTGAGCAGTTTTGTAATGAAAACATGTTGCGTAACTACAAACGCAATCAACAGTTGATCGATCTAGATTGTATTCCTGCTGAAATCTCAGAGAAAGTTCTGGAGCAGTATAACACTCAGAAGAAAGATCGTAGCAAGCTGTTCAACTATTTTGTAGAAAACCGTTTGAAGAACCTTTTGGAATGTGTAGGAGACTTTTAATATGGATATTCTAAAGCATATTGACGAACTAGTTGCAAGCAAGACTTTCAACCTTGATGCACTTGAAGGCATTAAGAAGATCAAAGATGAGTTGATCAATGTACAAACTCGTAATGATGAACTAAAACAGGATGTCACAACATACAAAAAACTACTTTACGATTTAGAGCAAACTAATAACGCGCGCGAACTTGAAATAAAAGGTCTTAAGACCAAGATCGAATCTATGGAAAAGACCGTAGAAGAAGGTAAGCAGGCGATCTATACAGCACAGAAGCATGAAGCCGTTGCGTTTGCGTGGAAAGAAGCTATGCATACAGTATTCAAGCCAAACAGTGTTCGTGAACATATTACACGATCTGTTCCTATTGCCATGCCTGCTGGCGGCGGTAGCACTGGACACGTAATGCATTATGGTGATACGACAGACACTATTCGTGAAGATTGCTAATGGTAAGAAAAAGAAGTGGTCCACCAAAGATCACTAGAATCAAAACAACAAAAAGCGGCTCAACTCGCACATACACAAAAAGTTTAAGTGGTAAGTGGTCGATTACAGGTTGGAGTGGAAAGACTCCACGAAGAAAGAAATGATAAGGAATAAAGAATGTTAGGTATCTCAGAGATTTTGAATAAGATTGACGC